TTGTCGATTCCTTGGGTAGCGGGCGGTCGAGACAAGCAAGGCGTGGATTGCTGGGGACTCTTGCGACTCGTCTACAAAGAGGAGTTTGGTATCGAGCTGCCGGAAGTTCCGGGGCTTCCATGGAATACGAAGCCGGCTGCTAAGATGCTCCGGGAAATCGTTGAGCAGGAAAGCGCCTCGTGGACCGAGATTGCCAAGCCGATTGACGGGTGCGGAGTAGCGATGAGCAAGAATACTATCCTGCACCACGTCGGTATTTGGGCAGCAGCTGACGGTGGCAAAGTCGTTCATTGTTTGCAGCCGCAAAATGTCGAAGCAGTCTCTTTGAATTGGCTTTGGCCGAAGGGGTTCTTTGTCATCAAATTCTACCGTCACAAATTATGGCCTACGTAATCTATACGCCGAACGCTTTTGAGCCAGCGAAGTCCGAGAAGCACATAGTGGAAGCGGGGATATCTGTCCGCGAGTGGGTGAAGTCTTTCTTGAGAGCTCCGGACTTTGACCACCCGACTATTTGTGTCGTCAACGGAGACCCGTTGCTGCGAGCTGGCTGGGATTACCTGCTCAAACCAGACGACGTGGTTAACTTCCTTACGTTGCCTGGATGCCCCGCCACCTGGATAGCCATTATCTCCATCGTCATTACCATCGTAATGCTCGGAGTCACGCTGCTGATGTCGACGCCGACTCCGACGACTCCTGGAGAAGCTCCGGCTAGCGACCCCGTTTATACCATCAAGGGGCAGGCGAATTCCATCCGGCTGGCCGAGCCGATTGAATGCAACTATGGGAGAAATCGAGTCTACCCTTCCTACGCGGCGCGGCCCTACTATGAATACCGCGACAATGACCAATACCAATTCAGCTTGTTCTGCCTGGGGCAAGGGGAGTATGAAATAGAGGAAATAAAAATCGGAGATACGCTACTCTCCAACTTTCAGGAAGTGCAGTATGAAGTAATCCCTCCAGCGGGGCAGGTGACTATCTTCCCGACCAACGTCTATACTTCAGCAGAAGCCGGCGGCCAGAAAGTTCTTGCGGCTACTCAAGAGGACTACCCTCTGCCAGATGGTTGGATTGGTCCGTTCGTGGCTAACCCCGCAAATACAGAAGCTGTGCAGCTGCAAGTAGACTTGCTATTCCCTAAAGGACTCTACCACGCCAACGACGACGGCAGCTTGTCTCCGCGTTCCATTACTATTCAAGTGCAAGCGCGGACCATCGACGACGCTGGCGACCCGGTCGGAGCTTGGGCAGATATCTTTATCGGCAAGCAAGTAGAAGTTTATACTGCTACTTCCCGCTCGCTCATCTGGCGCGGGGCTCCGTCGATTACCTGGGTTTGGGCTCACACTTCCACTACTTACGTTCCGTGGGCTGGTGGCGACCCGCCAGAAGGGACAGTGACTACCGTCTATAGCGACGCTGGAGATAACGACCCGACCGACCGGGAAGGAGTAACCAAGACTGTTACTACGATTTCCACTTCCACTACAGCGCTGACGATTACCGGGACCACTACGACGCCACAGCGCAAGACGTATCGCACTTCAGTTACTGCCGCCCGCTACGAAGTCCGGATGCGGCGGACGGATACGTTCGATGACTCTTACCGTTCTGGACACGAAGCCGAGTGGGCGGGGATGCGGACTTACTTGAACGAAGACCCGGTATTCGGAGCGGTGACGATGCTCGCAGTAATCATTCGCGCAACGAACAACCTTAATTCTCAAAGCCAAAAGCAACTCAACGTCCTTTGCACGCGCAAGCTCCTTATCAGTAGGGATTCCGACGGGATGACGATTATCCTTCCGGTAGCCACGCGGAGCATTGTGTGGGCTTTCGTTGATATCTTCTGGAGTACTTACGGCGCTCGGATTACCGACGACGTGTTCTTTGACTGGGATGCGCTGGAAGCGCTGGACGCTATTTATAGCGACCGTGGGGACTACTTTGACTTCACTTTTCGAGACGCCATTACAGTATGGGAAGCAGCTCGGGCGGTAGCTAGAGTTGGCCGAGCTGTGCCGATGCTCGTCGGTTCGCTTATCTCGATGAAGCGGGACGCTGCTGCAGAGATTCCAGTCACGCTATTTACTCCCGACAATATCATCAAGGATAGTTTTGATTGGTCGATAAAGCTTTGGGACTTGGGCGAGTTTGATTCCATCCTGATGGAATATACAGACCCCGATACTGGCTACAAGCAGGAACAAGTTCACGCCACGCTACCAGGTGGCACTACAGACCGGCCGCAAAATATCCGGTTCATCGGGTGCCAGGACCGGACTCGCGCTTACCGCGAAGCGCTTTACTTGCTGGCCGTAGACAAATACCTTCGGGACAATATTACGTTTGAGACTGGATTGGAAGGCCATATTCTTTCTTACGGAGACTTGTTTGCTTTCGCTCATGACGTGCCGAACTGGGCGCAGGCTGGCTACATAGTCAACGCTATTCACATGGGAGACAACAGGTATAACTTGTATGTATCAGAGCCGCTGGACTTCGCCGAGACAGCCGAGTATCAAATTGCGTTGCGCGGGAGAGCCGGAGAGGTAATTGGGCCCTTTATCGCACGGGAGACGAGCGACCCGAAGCAGGTAAAAATCCAGTCGGACGAAACAGCTATAGACTTCTTGCTCGGAGGGCAAACTGAGCCGATGCTATTCGTATTCGGCACAGTAGCCGAAGTGACTCGCTACTGGCGCGTGGTTCGGGTGGAACCCCTCGGTGGAGAGCGGATTAGAATCTCCGCCGCCAATAGCAATGACTTGATTTATTCCTTCGACTCTCTGGAAGCGCCGGTGCTCAACTTGCCGCCAGCGGCTCCAGAAGTTCCGGCGTTGCCAACAGTCGACTCGGTAACGGTTACTCAAATCGGCGGCGTGGCGTCGCTCGTGCAAGTGCTCTGGCCGCCAGCGTATGGCGCTCAGTATTACATCGTGCAGACGAGCGAAGACGGAGAGAACTGGCAGGAGCGCGGAGTCCTTACGCGCACGTCTATTCAGCTGCAAGTCCTGCTCGGGACGTTCTACGTGCGCGTGGCCGGAGTCAACGAAGGGCAAGGAGAGTGGGCTTACAGCTCGCTGGAGATTAGCAGCCTCGCTATCGTTCCGACTCCGCCGACTGCGCTCAGCGCTGTTATCCAAAGCGAAGAGAGTGACCAAGTCTGCTATACCCTAAGCTGGACAGTCCCCTCTGTAAGCAATCTGGTCGGCTGGATTTTGTGGCTGTCAGAGACGGAGAGCTTCGACCCGGAGACGGTTACTCCTTTGATTGACGAGGAAGCCAGCGAGATTCCGACGTCTACTATCGTCTGCCTCCCGCTGGATTCGGCCGGAGCGCACGCGCTATACTACTGGCGCGTGAGCATATTCGACGCGAACGGAGACGGAGCTTTCGTCAATATTACCGCTCAGCAAACTATTCCCGCCTACCCCGCCTAGCTAAAAAGTTCTTGCAGATAGTCCCCAGTCTGCTAATTTGCGGGCATGAGAGGGACGTCTCAGAACAAGAAGGTGGCTCCTTGTGCAGCCTGCTACGGGACGGGGAGAGCTTTTGACGCTTCGTGTTTAGTCAACGGGCACCACTGCAAAGCTTGCAGTGGGAGAGGCTACCGAATCAATCCCAAATTCCGTCTGGATGGTCTTGTTTCAAAGCGTGCAAGTTCCGCCGGATATAGTCAGCGACGGAGCTTTGTTTATCTTTACTCAGGCCGTTGGTCCAAAGCCAGTGCAGGTAAGAAGCTGGCACGTCTTGCATAGGAGCGCCCTTATGTTTGCCGAAGGGCATTGGGGATAAGTCTTCTAGCGGCTTCATAACTCGATTATCTTTCCGGTTTCATACTCTTCGGAATGAGTAACCATTACAATTTGAATCTGCAAATCTTTAGCCAGCTCTTCCAGCATCGTCCGCACATTCTCCCGATACTGAGCGCTGACAAACTTGAACGGCTCGTCTAGGATAACGACTCGGCTCAAGCGAGGGCGATGGAGCATCAAGCAAGCGACGCGCAACGCGAAAGCAGCGATATCGACCACGCCACCGCCAGTCGAGCTTAGCGGGTCCGCGTCGAGCTCTCGCCGGATAAAGCGTAAGGTTGCCTCGGTCCGTCCCCGCTTACGTTCAAATTCTATTTTGAAAGCGTAAGGGTCTTCAAAGACGGACTCGAGGCATTTGGTAACTACAGTAGAAATCTTTTCGTGAGCTTGCTGCTGGACGGCTTGGGCGATGAGTTGAAGTATCTCTTGGGCGTCCTGCGTGCGCTGCAAGGTGCGCTCCGCTTTCTTTAGCGCGTCGGTCTCGTCCTCGACCGCCCCTTTCAAATGAGACAAACGGAGCGCCAGCTCGACTATTTCTTTTTCTTCGGCAGCAAGGTCCGTCATTCTATTCTCCTCATCTTCCCTCCAAAACATAGGGTCTCTATCGGGCGGGCAGGGTCTCATTGCTTCCATTTCTCCTCGTAGTCGGCCAGCACTTTTTCAAATACGGACTCCGCTTTCTTTTTCTTTGCCTCCAGTTCGGTCAGCTTGGCTTTTGCTTCCTTCAAGCTAGAGCAATCAAACTCCTCTTTCAGCCGGGTGAGCAGCTGGTCCAACGCTCCCTGGGCCCGGCTTGCTTCGGCTTTCGTCTCTTCGACTTGCTGCTTTAACTTTCGATACTTCTCTTCTGTGATTTCGTTGCTCATAATTATTCTCTCGACAAGCGCGGCAGTCTTTGTGGTTGTCTCCGAGCTCGCAATCTTTATCGTGCTTCGTCATCTTAGTTTTCCCTGGTCCGGTTGAATCCCTAGCTCTCGACATTTCTTTAGCCACGCTGCGTCCGTCGGAGCTTCTAAGAATCCGATGGCAGCAAGGAATTGGAGTTGGAAGTTGCGGGCCCCGCGGCAAATCATTTCTTTCTTGCCCGTGCGCTTATGGAACGTATTGTCTCGGCCCGTCGAATGGCAGATGCGAGAGGCTCCGCCCGGGCTTATGCACATCTCCATTGTCGGAACCATTACGGACTTGTGCTCTTCGTCCACATCGTTCCGGAAGGGACAAGTGGCGCATTGA